TCAATAATAGTAGCTTGGCGAACTTGAACAATTCCATGTTCAACTATTTCAATTTTATCAATTTCTTGTTTTTCTGTGAGTGCCATTTTTTAATCCTTAACTTGTAAAATAAACAAGAGTAGTTTGCCAAGTATTGCCAGCACCAATTACTGTTCCTGAATAGTCGTATTTTTTGATACTTCCAGTAGTAGATGAAGAAGTAAAAGTAATTCCTGTAATACCAACAGCAGAAAACTCACCAGCCGCACCAACTCCATCACCATTAGGAGATGCTGAAGAAGTAAAAGGTAATGTAAAGTTAATTTGTCCTGATGCTGTTCCAACTGTTGTAATTGTTATTGTTGTACGAATTGCAACTTGTTTTCCTACTTTGACATAAGTACCAGTTGCAGAAACAGTTGTAAAACTTCCGCTACCAGCAGTAACAGTTGGTGTCCAAGTACCTTCTTCATAATCATCTAATGTATTAGCATCAGCACTAGGAACTTGTGTAGCTGGAAAAGTTATTCCGCTTGTATTTAATGCAGTAATAGTTCCAGTAGCAATAGTTCCACCAGCAACTAAACCAGCTTTGGTTTGTGTAGAAGTGTCGTTAAATGTTAGACCATTAGTCCCATCAATAATTATGCTCATGGCAAAGTCCTTACATATTCTTTGGCTTGGTCAATAGTCATTACATTACCATCGGCATCTTCTAGGATGGAATCATTAGGATTAGCGTTTAGGCTAAATGAATCGCCATCTTCTACTAAACTGCCAGGTTGTTGATCTAATACGGCTGATTTAAAAGTTTGGTAGTCTGTGTTGTCAGGGTCGAATGGGATGCAGGTGTTGTCTGGTAAACGAATAACGGATTGAACAGCCCATCCTTTTAATACTTTAGGTAACTGATACATTTTATAACTCCGCACTAAGTAATATATACGCTGAAGTGTCATTATTGGCAAGAACCATTACTGCTTGACCATTACTTAAACCACCACCACAACTAGGTTGCCATAGCATTGAATCGGTTCCAGAATATACACTTCCAACGGCTGTAAGATTTGAGGTTGAACCTGTTCCATAGGTAATAGCTAATGTGCCACTATAAGTCAATGAAGGACCAGACCTCATAGTATTTGCATATTTTAAATATGTATTTCCACCAGTTCCAGATGTCGCAAATCCAGAACTAAAAGCTGGATAAGCACCACCACCACTAGCTAATTTTTGGCAATACCTTTGGCAGTTAGCTAGGCTAGTCTGATAATTAACATACTCAAATCCAGTAGCACTACTTCCTACTTCTAGTTGAACACCAGTAATGTAGAAAGTTGCTCCGTTTGTTCCTACTACGGATGTTGCTCCTGTGGCTGACAAGTAATTTGCACTGCCCCAAGCACCAGCAGTTCCGCTTAATGTAGAACCTGTGCCTAAACTAAATAAAACTGCTATACCAATTCCATTAGTTGCACCTACCCAAGTTCCTGAAGTATCGCCAGCAATAGTTATTGAAGCAGTTGTCCAAGTATTTGCAGAAGATATTGTGTAAGTAAATGGATAGCTTCTGTTGTTTGCAGAATTTCTTAACGCACCACCAAAAGTTCCTGTCAATGAAGAATACACTTGGAAACTTAAATTAATTGTCTTGGCTGATGCAGTTCCAAATTGGCAGTCTGAAAAATTAAAACCCTCTATATTTTGGTAAATACCATAATAATCTGATGCACCAAGTGATGTTGCCGCAGAAGAAGTGCATCCTAAATAATAAGAAAACCCTGTCGGTGGAGTTACCGAACCAGCGTTTTGCTGTGCAGTAAATTTAGATGCAGAAGAAAATTGCAAACCAAATCTATCAACAGAAAATCCTGAACTAACACTAGCACCAGCATTTCTTTGGTCAATAACCATCGCACCATTGATAATGCGATTCTTCATAATAGAAGCGTTACCAGCACCTAGTATTCCACCGCTAGTAGAAGTCTGTATTACATCAGCGTTTACTGTTCCGTAAGGCATTATGCTAATTCCTCATCAGTTGGTTTAGCTAGTGTTGGATGTTCCCATTTAGCAATGTAATCGCCTTTTCCATCTGAATCGTTTTGTAGCGTAATTACACCACTAGCAAAATCAAAAGTTGCTAATTCAGGATATAAAGCTACTAATTTTTCTTTTAATGACATTATGCAGCCCTCACTAAACATCCGCTAAATTTAGCCCAACTAGAATTATCATTAGTTACTGAAGAACCGCTATTTTGATAAGCATACACTTCAATATAATCTGTTGATCCATTGCAATAAACTAAAGTGCTTGCAGTTAAATAACCAAACAATAAAGCAGTTCCACCACCGCCACCCCTATTCCACACAGAACCATTTTTATAAATTAAAATAGCTTGTTGTGTAGCAGCAAAAGCAGTTCCAAATCTAAAATTTGCATTTATTTGGTAATAACCAGCAACAGTTGGAGTAAATGTAGAAGATGCAAAATTGTTATTTGTATCAAAATCTTCTGTGCCGTAAGTAATTTTTGTAAATGTTGAATCAGCAATAGTTGTAGCACTACTAGAATAAGCACTAAACGCTGGCATATTACCGCTAACCATTACTGTGCCAGTAGCGGCTGGTAATGTTGCAGTATTTGTTCCTGATACGGCTGGTGCGGCTAAAGTAATAGCACCGCTTGTATCGCCTGAAATGACTACTGAACTCATAGAACCACCCACCTTTGACCTGAACTGACTGTAACTGATTGACCGCTAGCAATAGTCATTGGACCAACACTCATTGCATTGTTTCCTGTGGCTATTGTGTAGCTGGTAGATACAGTTGCGTTATTAAGAACTAAACCATTAGAAGCTACTACCTGGCTTACAGATAAATCACCAACTGAAGGCTTATATAAATACTTTGCATTACTTGTATAAATCGTTGTTGGAGTTCCGCTAGTAGCAGAAGAAAACAATGGGTAAAGGTTACTTGCGGTAGTCGTATCGTTGCTAATTGTTGCGCCTGATACGATGCCAGTTAATGAAGAACCGTCACCTAGGTATTTAGTGGCGCTTAATGTTCCAGTAGATGGCACAAAGCTTATTTTGGTGGAACTGGTTGTAGCGGCATTATTACCGCTTGAATTAAGCGATAAAACTGGATAATAAGTTGATGAAGAACTTGTATTGTCAGTAATTGCTATGTTTGTAGCATTGGTTGCGGTTGTCGCAGTTGTGGCAGTAGTCGCAGTTGTTGCCGTAGCGGCATTACCACCAATAGATAATCCTGAAGCAGTACCAGTTAAATTGGTTGCCACGCCACTTGATGGGGTTCCAAGTGCGCCGTTAAATGTTACAAACGCACCGGCAGAACCTACGTTTATTGCTAAAGCAGTAGCTACACCAGTTCCTAATCCACTAATGCCAGTACCTACGGGTAATCCAGTAGCATTTGTTAAAGTAGCCGCTGAAGGCGTACCAAGATTAGGTGTTGTAAATACTGGGCTGGTAGCCAAAGCTACTACGGTTCCTGAACCAGTAGTTGTATAACTTGTTCCCCATGCGGTGCCAGTTGAATTTGCAATGCCGGCCCCTGGATAAACCATGCCTGAAGCTGGAGTTGTCCAAGATGCAGTTGTTCCATTACTACTTAAAACTTGTCCATTTGAACCAATTCCAAGACGGGTTGCGCTATTTACGCCATTTCCAAGAATTAAATCACCAACAGTAGTGATTGGGCTTAATGCGTTAAAAGCCGAAGAAGCCGTTGTTTGCCCTGTTCCACCACTAGCTATGGCTAACGTAGCCGATAAGCCAGCGGCCGTTCCTGAAGTGTTTTGATTAAATGTAGGCCATGTAAATGTGCCGGTACTAAAGTTACCTGATTGTGGTGTACCCAAAATAGGAGTAACCAAAGTAGGGCTAGTAGCAAATACTAATGCTCCCGAACCAGTTTCATCGGTTACTGCGGCGGCTAAATTGGCAGAAGTTGGTGTTGTTAAAAATGTTGCAACGCCAGTTCCAAAGCCAGTAATTGATCCTACGGCCGGGGTAATTGTTGTATTGGTTACGGCAGTTACTTGACCGCTTGCATTAGTAGTAAATACTGGGGTTTGGGTAGCAGAACCGTAAGTATTGGCAGTTCCAACTGGAGTAATACTGAATTGATAACCAGTAAGTGTTAACCCTGTACCAGCGGTATAGGTTGATGAAACGCTAAAGTTACTCCAAGTCATGGCGGTTACGCCAAGGGTGCCACCAGGTTGTGCAGAACAATACCAAGCAGAACCAGCTTGTGATCCATATTCCACAAATACCAATGCGCTGACATATTGCGCCCAGGTTGTAGAACCAGTTGCATAAGTCCAAGCACCAGCATTGACTTGATAAATGCCGTTTTGTGCGCTATTGGTTTGATTTTTTACTAATACCGTATCACCAGCCACTACCGCTTTACCATCAATGGTTTGCGGTCCTGATAACGTAATATTGGTCAGAGTTGCGGCCGTTACTGGGTTTTTCCAGCTAATTCCAGCGGCATAAGATTGCAATGCCAGCAAGTTAACAATATCGGTTGCACCCGTTGGTTGGGTTGCAATCGTACCAGTATTGGTTGTTATATTAGTAAAAACGCCCGTTGAAGGGCTTGTAGAACCTATTGGGCTTGAATCTAACGTACTGTTAGTAATCGTTAACCCTGATTGAAAAGGGTTAACCGTTGCGTAAAACGGTACGCCTTGACCAATAAAAGTGCTAAAGGACCCATCTAAATTGAAGTAAGCCTGTACGGGCAGTAAGTTCTGTACCGCAGTATTAGATGGGTTAGCCATAAATGCTTCCTAATTATTGTGCATCTACTGGTGTTACATACAATGTTGAAGTTCCGCTAATGGTAATTGCTGAAACATAATACGGGCTTGATGGTACGGCCAAAACTATGGAAGTATCATGGTTCAAAACGTAATCACCAGGCGTACCAGCTACTGGATGCACCGCATTTGTTGATGCGGTAGCAATCTTAATAGCTACTGGGTTTGTGCCAGTATTGGCAAATTCTGCCCAAGTTACTTGATCATTTCCGGATGGAGTAATCAAAACTGGGGTTGAAGCCGAAGTAGTAACTGCAACAACGGTTGTTTTGCCAACTGGTCTAATTCCAATTGTAGTAGTCATGATTACACCACGCTTGCTGGAATTGGGCTATCTTCGCAAGATGAAATCTTAACCAACAAAGTACCAGCAGTTTGAGTGGCTGAAGAACCAGTTGAATTTACTAAACGAACAGTAATTTGATTTGCAGTATTAGAAAAAGCATTACCAATAGAAATACCAGTTACCAAAGCGGCATCAAATTGTGCTTGAATAAAATCGTTTGGTTGAACGCCTGGAACAGTAATAGTTACATCACTTGTTGTTCCGGCAATAGTTGTTGATGGTAGGGTTACTTGAACCATTGATTGGGCAAGAATGTTGCCACGGCAGATAGTTGTTTTTGACATGATATTTTCCTTAAATGAGGATGATTAATTATAAGCGTAAAAAGGAAAAAAACCACCCTTTATGGGGGTGGCTTTTCTCACTATTTCCTGATCCCTATTAAGGTAGGAAAGTTAAGTCGTAACCGTAAACATATACGTCCATAGTAGCGGCCGCACCTTGTGCAGTACCTACGTTAACGTACAAGTTTTGACCGGTTTGTGCGGCAGTTGAAGCAACAGTACGTTGGCTTACAACAGTTGAAGCACTTAAAGCTGACAATGCGGCGTTAGCTACGATTCCTGTACCACCAGCAGATGGAGCAGTAAACAAGCCAGCGGCGGCAGTTGTCAAACTTGTTGATGCGTTAGTGAAAATAACGTTGGAAACAGAGTAGCTACCGGTATTCAAAATTGGTAGAACTGTATCGCCAGTTGCGTTTACGTTAACACCCTGATAAGAAGCTAATAGGCGAATAGCCTGGTTAGTTGCTAGATTCGATGGGTGATTTGTTACGGTTGTTGCTGGGCCTGGATTTGCCATGATATTAATTCCTTAAATTTAGTGTTTAAAAATGGGGGGTTTTACGCCCCCTATTTCATTACGATGCGATACGGCAAGCCAATTCAGGGTACAAAGGTGCCCAGCCATACAGAACGTCCAAACGTGTTGGGATGGAATCGTTGTTGATGGTGTATTGACGAACCACACGGATTGACAAACCTAGTTCTTTATCAGAAGCACGGCCAGCGAAGTGGACCCCTTCAGGTAATTCTAAGTCAGCGCACGCTAACGTAAATGCGTTGCGGTGCATCAAAATGTTCTGTGGTGAAACAACGCCAGTATTATTGAACGGTGTAACAGTTTGTGAACCAGTTGATGTAACGCTTACGTTTTGGAACTGACCAGCAGTAATAACGGCTGGAACAACGGTAACAGTTGCAGTACCGCCGGAACCAATTGCAGTTGTAGATTGAACTACAAAGTTACGCAATTTGCCATAAGACTGACGGTTCTGTGGGTTAACTGCATAAACGCCAGCGATGGTGAATGTATCGCCTTGGTTCAATGTAGCGGCCGCAGAAGTAGCACCAATAGTGATGTTGCTTGAGTAAGCCCATCCGCTAGTTAGGAAGCCAGTTGCAGTTGTTACGTTGCAAGATAAAGTAGCAGAAGAATAAGAACCGAAAGTTTGTGAAACAACGTTTTGGTCCATATACCAGTTCATACCACCTGAATCACGGCCCATCAAGCCTTTGGTGTATTGGTTTGAAATTTCTGCGGTTGGAACAAACAAACCTTTTAAGCTATCAACGATTGTTGAAGAAGTAAATGGCTC